ATCTTGCATTACTGTAGATGAATCTGAATTATTATATTTATCTAAAGTTTCTTTCTTAATTCTTTCAAAGAATTTTTCATCAGTATAAAGATATGAAATGAATTCATCTTTAGATTTCCATTTCTTTTCTTCATCTGTTCCTTTTTTATAAGAATGACCTTTATCTTGAACTACATCAAATTGAATTGCAAGATTAGCCGTATCGGTTATATCATCAAAACCTTTACCATAAATACAAACCAAATCACAAGTTCTATATGGACTAGCAACTTTATTTTTAATAGTTTTGAATTTTACTTCATTACTTACGGCTACACCATTTTCTTCTGTTACTTTAGTCTGTCTACGCATTGTAATTCTTTGGCTAGCATAGAATTTACCTGCTTCACCTACAGAATTTACTTCAGGGTTACCGTACATCACACCGATTGCTTTTCGTATCTGTTCAATTACAATCAAAGTTGTATTTGTTTTTCCACAAACATTAATTAATTGTGGATAAGCATTTGACAAAATTCTTGCTCTCAAAGCCATAGAAGTAGATGAAATATCTTCTTCATTATCTTTAGATGGACTTAAAGCATTTGTACTATCCAAAACGGCAATTCCAAATAATCCACTAGCAATAGAATCTCTAAGTTTAGTCAATCCTTCTTCTGCGATTGCCGTATCATCAACAATCAATCTGTCCAAATCTACACCAAGATTTTTAGCATATTCTCTATCCAATGCGTTTTCTGCATCATAATAATAAGCCATAAGTTCATCGTCATTTTTCATTGTATTTGCGATAGTAGTCAATGCTAAAGTAGTTTTACATGATGATTCAGTTCCACTAATTGTAATCATTCTTCCTTTAGGAATACCACCACCTAAAGCCAAATCAACACCTAATACGCCCGTTGAATAAAATTCAACATCTTTAACTTCTGTTGCCTTTTTAGGAATTGCTTTTTCACCATATCTCTTTTGAAGATTTTTCTGCAATTCTGCAAGTTTTTTCTGTTTTTCTTCTAATGTCATAGAATCCCCTTTATGAATTAAACTTTAATTAATCACACAATCTTGTCTTAAATGTGTTTTCACCAACTTCAACAATTTGAATTTTCTTTTCAGTCAATCTTTTCTTTTCTTCTGTAAATTCTGTTTCTGTCATAAGTTTACCATTAAGATTGATTTTCTTTTCTTCATCCATATAAACCTCCAAATATTTTATTAATTATATAGTTAATGCTATTTAAAATCAATAAAAAATACCCACTTGAATTGGGAGTTCCAAGTGGGTCAGCGAGTTAAATAACGAATCGGCTTTTCGTTATATTAAATATACTAAATTAAAATAAATTAGTCAACTACAAATGTAAAACTCTTTCTTTAATTTCTTGTGTACGACCTTGATTCCAAAAATTACTTCCAATATAACCGCAAGTTCTTCTAGCAACATTAAGTTTATTTGTATCAGTATTACCACAATTAGGACATTCCCAATACAATTTTCCTACATCACCTTTAACTTGAATTTCACCTTCATATCCACAAACTTGACAATAATCAGACTTAGTATTTAATTCTGCATACATAATTGTTTCATAAATATACTGTATCAATGTAATTACCGCATCTATATTATTCTGCATATTAGGAATTTCAACATAACTGATTGCACCACCCGCACTTAATTTTTGAAATTCACTTTCTAATTTAAGTTTAGTGAAAGCATCAATTTCTTCTCTTACACAAACATGATATGAATTTGTAATATAATCATGGTCTGTAACATCCTTAATTTCACCAAACCTCTTTTTAAGACATTTAGCAAATTTATATGTTGTACTTTCAATTGGTGTACCATAAACAGAATAATCAATATTTTCTGCCTTTTTCCATTCTTCACATTTATCTGTCATATGTTGCATAACCGATAATGCAAAATCTTTACCTTTATCATCTGTATGTGAAACACCTTTCATATACATTACACATTCATAAAGACCTGCATAACCTAAACTAATTGTAGAATATCCATTATACAAAAGTTTATCTATAGTTTCACCTTTTTCCAATCTTGCCAAAGCACCATTCTGCCAAAGAATAGGAGCAACATCTGATTTAGTTCCTAATAATCTTTTATGTCTACATTGTAATGCTCTATGACAAAGTTCAAGTCTTTCATCAAAAATCTTCCAAAATTCTTCTTCATTTTTATTTGATGAACAAGCAACGTCAACAAGATTAATTGTTACTACACCTTGATTAAATCTACCAAAATAAAAATGCCCTTTATGTTGTTCAAAATTTTTAGCATTAGAAATATTACCTACAGTATTTGAAAAACGGTCTACGCTTAAAAAAGAACGACAGTTATGAGAAATTATACCACTCAAATCAAACATATCGTTTGAAGTTGTAAAATCATAAGTGATACATTTTTCGTCAGTTTCTTTTACACTTACAATTTCATATTCTTCATAAGTAATTGAATCGTAGATTTTATCTCCTTTCTTCAAATCCATAGCCATAATTCTACCACGATTTGTATGTAACGGATGGTCTTGTGTTATATGTAAAGTTTGAGTTTCACCATGTTTATTAAACATGATTTCATATAATTTAAGTGTAGAATTTTCATCATTAAATGATATTTTTTCTACAACTTCCCATTCACCTCTTGACATAACATAAACATCTTTAACATCTTCCCACCAAGTATAAGCCTTATTCTTATAATCTGAATAAGATTTCCCTTCTAATGCTAAAATTCTATTTTCAGATGTAAAATTACCATTATTTTTAGGGTCTTTATGATTTACACATTTTTCATCATCTAAATTTATATATTTAGATTCGGTATTCCATAAATCATCAATATTACATTCCTCAATAATTTCATACTTAAAGTTATTTAAATCAAAATCATTAATAAAATAAAGTTCTCCCAATTTACCATAATGTTTAGTTGAATATTTATGTTCTACAATTCTTCTAGCAATATTTTTAGAAGAACCTATATAATATTTGCCACTAGGAATATGAGTTATTTTATAAACACCACATTTATCTTTAAATTCTGATAATATAGATTTTTGAGAATTGTTATGAGATTTATTATTCTTTCTAATTAAAGTAAACGCATCTTCCATTTTAATATTATGAAATTCTTCACCTTTAACTTTAATAGAAACTAATTCATCTCCTCTCACCGCACCCATACAAGTATATAAATCACCATTTTTCAATTCTTTCATTACTTTATTTGAAATATAATCAGGTACTAATCGTTTTGCACTACATCTAGCACTTAATTCAGTAAGATAGAAATATTTACTGTCTTTATGAATATTACATTCATCCAAAGCATAAATGAGTTTAGGGAAAGCAATTGTAATATAAACACCTTTATCATTTTTTATACCTTTAATTCTCTGTTTAAGAATTTCTTCAATTACTTTTGCAAGATTTTCTCTCTCAACACCTTCTTCTACATCTGCCAAATTCATATATAATGTTACAAATGGTGATTGACCATTTGTAGTCATTAATGTTGAAATTTGATATTGCATTGTCTGTACACCTTGTTCAATATCATTATTTACTAACATATCAATCTGTTCTTTTGTAAACGATGGAAATTTCTTTTTAAATGTTTTTCTACTTTCTTCTACAAATGGCGATAGATGTGAAATATTAATCGACTGTCCACCATACTGATTACTACAAATTTGTGCAATAATTTGTGTTGCAATATTACAAGCCGTACTAAATCTATGAGGTTTATCAATCTGAATTCCACTAATTACAGTTCCATTCTGTAACATATCTTCTAGGTTACAAAGACAACAGTTGTGCATTGACTGAATAAAATAATCTGCATCATGGAAATGAATCATACCCTCATTATGTGCTTCGACAATATCTTTAGGTAACAAATATCTATTTGTAGCATCTGTGGATACGGCACCTGCTAAATAATCTCTTTGTGTAGTTAAAAGTTTTGCATTTTTATTTGAGTTTTCATTATTCCAATAATCCGATGTTCCACCAACGATATCTATAATTGTATCATCAATTGTATTTTTTCTAGCCTTAGTTCTGTTTTCTCTATAAATAATATAATTCTTTGCTACATTCTTATATTTAGAATTCATCAATTTCTTTTCTACAATATCTTGAATTTCTTCTACCGATAAATTCTTTTTGTTGTTATAAACATTTACAATTTCATTTACAATATTATCAATATCAGAATTAATTTCATTCGTAATGTCATCATATGTTGCTTCAAATGCTCTACTGATTGCATTTCTCAATGTTACTGAATCAAATTCTTCTTTTCTTCCATCTCTTTTAATAATCATATAAACCTCTTAAATCAATGTACCTATTATAGTTATAATATACTTCAATTTGCAATTAATTTCTATTGAAATATATAACTATTTTACATTATGGATGTAAATCAATACGCAAATAACTTATATTTAGATTACCCAATTTACAAAGAAGTAAAAAGTAATGGTGAATTAAAAACATATAAAAATTCTGATGCTCTAGCACAAGCAATTAAAATATGGCTTTCTTCTAGTAAAGGTGAAAAGATTCGCACAAGAAGTGGAGGTGTTTTAATTCCATTTATTGGTAAATTACTTACTACAGAAAATGCTAATTCTATGAAAAATGCAATTGTCTTTGGTTTACAACATGATTTTACACCACCAATTGAAGTTGTTAATATTGATGTTTATCCAAATGTCGAAAAACAAAGATGGGAAATTGATATTATTGGATATAATGCTACATTATTAGTAGGTGTAAATACAAGAGTTATTATTTCTAATGAAAATTAGGACACTTTAATTTTCAATCCAAATTTTTTCATAATATCGTTATTAAATGATGTGATATTTTTACTTGCTAAATTTTCAATTTCTTCTTCATTATAAATATATTGTGGGTCTAATGTTCCATATAAATCTGCTAAAGTACATGCACCTACAATTGAATCGACTGCATCCTTGCCTCCAAACCCAGCCTTAGATGTCATCCAATCATAATTTTCCAAATCACACCATTCACCTTTAACATGGTCTATTTTATCATGAATACCTTTTCCATTTTGAGTTTTTGCCCTAATTAATGATTTTAAATTATTTTTAACAATAATATTTCTAGGCATTTTTACCCTTCTTTGAGTAAGATTAGATACAAATGTTAAATATGGTTCTATTGGATAATCTACAGATAATTTATCACAATCTATTCCTATTCTATTTAAATACTGAATGGTTGTACTACTTTGATAACCATCAAGAGAAGCATGTTTTATATTTATATTTCCATATTTACACATATCAGAAATTAAATATCTAAAACTGTCCATATTTATTTCTTCTTTAGTAGCCATAATACATAGAGAAAAATCAACAACATAAATTTTTTGACCATGAATATCTTGTTCTAAATGAACCATAGATATACATGCCATATCATGTGCTTGTGCTAAGTCTATAGATACAAATCTTTCTGCATAAGGATTTCTCCAAAAACTATATTTATTTCCAATTCCACTATATGTAAATACAACATCTTTTACAATTTTCCACAAAAGACCTTCACTAGGTAAACTTGTTGGAGCATGGTCAAACATTAAAAATCCTTTAAGATTTGGATTAAATGCATTTTCAATAATGTCAAAATTAGAAATGAGTTTAAGGTCTACACCACCACTAGGTACAGCACCATAATCTTTAAGAATTTTAGACGGTGTATCTAATGCGACATTATATAAATCTATTGGCATATCAATCAACTCATCTTCATTATAATTCTGTCTTTCTTCATCACTTATTATTTTACATGGTTTTGATATATTACCTTTAAACATTGTAAATACTTTTGAATGGTCTTTTTGGTATATAGGAAATAAATGTTCTTGAATTTCCCATTTTTTATGATTTGAAAATAAAACATTATCATCATCTTTATGTTGTGCAATCCATTGGTCTGCTAAACCTTCCATAGAATTAGGAGATGAGTCAATAATAATTGTAGTTTCTGTATTATTATATCCAAAACGAGATGCTACACGATTTATTCCATCCGTTAACATTCGCATAACTTTTTCTTCAGGCATTTGTTCACACAAAAAACTCATTTCTGTGACCGAAAAATTTAAAATTGTTCGACCAACAAGGTCTGCGGGTTCACTAGCAACATCAAAATAAACATCACCTATTCTAATAATAGAATTACCATTTGATGTATTACACCAAAGTATTTTTCCACTATTAAGATATTCGGGATTATTCATATCTCTTTCATATCTTAATTTTTGAAACCTTGTTGAATTTTCCATTACAGAAATCATTGGTTTTAATACCAAGTCATAACACGTTGATTTAGTAAATGAAACTGACGTATCGGTTAATCGAGTAGAACGAGCCAATTTAAAATATTGTTTAGGATTTCTTAAAGATAATGTATAAACCGCACGATACAATTTTAGCAATCCTACAAGTGTACTTTTTCCTGCACCAATACAATCGTATAGTATATCTGTATTTTTACCATTTATACGATTAAATAATGTTAAAAAATTTTTTTTAATATGTGGATATAAATCATCAGACATTGAACCTATCCATTTATCTGTTAAAAATTCTTCAGGTGTAATATGAAAAGTATGATTTATTTTCCAAGAGTTTTCTAAAAGATTTACTTTTTCAGATTCAGACAAATGTTCATTGTTTAAAATAATTTTTAATGCAGAATTAATATTATCTATTTCTTCTTTATTAAAAATATCAAATATTGGTTTTAAATAATCTAAATCCCCATCAGGATGTGACATTATATCTCTACACATATCTATCAGATTATTATTTATATGTTCATTCATTATTACCTCTATATTTTTCTAAAATAACATCTTTATGATATTCTTTAAACCATTCTTCATATTTTTTAATTTCTTTGGCTTTTAAAATAACAACATTATTTTCTTTCATACATTGTTGTTTTGCTAAAGGTTTTTTATCAGATGAATCGAATGGATTTATCAATTCACCTTTATCGTTAAAGAAATGGTCACCTTTTATTTCATAAATAATATCATTTACTTTAAAATCTGCATGATATTTACATTCAATGCCATTATAAATATAGTCAAATATTAAATCATTTGTATGATATTCAAAAGGAATATTATTATCTTTTAAATATTGATAAAAATAAATTTCCCATTTTGAATCAAAAATTAAATTATCATAATGATATTTTCCTGATACAGCAAAAGAAAAAGCATTATCTTTGCCATATCTACTAATACAAGTATTTTTACATTTTTGTACAAAATTATTCAATTCTTCTCTTGATAAATTTTCCCAATAATCTTCTACTTTATCTCGCCAAACACTTAATTGAGATATATTTTTAATTTCTTTACCATCACCATATTTTTCAGAACATGTTTTCAACATTTTAGTAAAAACTTGTTTATAAAATTCATCTTTGGAAATTCCTTTTTCATTTAAATTTTTAATTTTATTTTCAAATTTAACTTCATTAGCCTTTTTCAAAGAACCATATTTTTTAATCAAAGTTTTATTTTGATTATTTCTCATTGTATTACTATAATTTTCCCAACTCCCATATTTCTTTATACGAGTATTTTTTGTCTTATTCATTATTTCTTTTTTCATATTTTCATCTGAATAAATTTTTTTTAAATTTTCAATACATTTAATATTAAATTCTTGCTTTCTTTCATCAGACCATTCACTTCTAGTTTTTAACATCTTTTTAACTCTTTTATTTTCTGCATTTTCTAATGAACCATGAAGTTCTATTTTCTTTTTATGAGAAAGAATCTTTTTCATATTTTTATTTTCATCTAACGAAAGTAAATATTTTAATTTTTCAAAATTATCTAATGTCAAAACTTTCACTAAAACATGACCTATAGGGTCTACTATTTCATCATAAGGAATTTGAAAATAATCTACATATTTTGTGATAGTTTGCCTTGCAAGATTTAATTTTTTACCAATATTTTTAAAAGAAATTAATCCTTTACTTTCTAAAGAATTATTTTCTTTATCAAATAAAACTTTAACGTTTCTACTATTATATTTTTTTAATTCAGATGATACAAAATCTACATCTTTTTTATCATAACATAAATAACGTTTCTTTCCAAATACAAATTCCGTAGGTTTAAGTTTATAATAATCTATATAATGTTTTGGATAATTTGTATGCCAAATCTTTTTTAATTTACCTTCTGTATATTTATCCTTAAATGCTTCACTTATATTCATAAAAAGTCTTTCTCCTTAGTCTTAGTAACTTAGTAGGTCGACCATTACCAAGACTAAGAATACTAGACTTATTAATTTAATTTTAACATCTTTTTTTTAAATTAATCAACGACTGTTAATTTAGGTTCATTAAATTTTTCTTTAGCCAAATTTTCAACATCTGTGAAAGATGGCATTTTAAAATATCGTTGATATGAAGTTAAACAAAAATCAATAACTTTATTATAATTTTCCAAATAATTATCATTGTCAACGTTCAAATATCCCATATCTTTAAGATGATTTACTAATGGTTCTGCCATAATTTCGACATCTGATTTAGTAAAATCAAATTCATCTTCATCATTCGTAAATGTTCCCACTAACGGAGAATCTATATTTTCTTCAACTCTAACAGTTGTTCCTTTTTTAAGAAGAACACCTTCTACAATATAATCTTTTTCAAGTTTTACATCTTCATAAATTACATTTTCATCAGATAAAGGCATATCTTCCAACATTTCTTTTACAATATCATACAAATATTCCCAACATCGTTTATCATAAAAATAATCTTTACCTATTACTGATTTAATATAATCGTCAATCGAAAGATTATCTATTGTAGTATCTCCACTTTTATCATTATAGATTGTAAAATCATTTGTTTTACCACCTAAATCTCCACCCATAACATCTATAACATCATTCAATCTATCAGTTTCTTCATCAAAATTATCTACATCATAATTTGATTCATTCAAATGTTTTACCAATTCTGCACTAGCAACAATATATTCATTAAATTTCTTCTGAATTTTTGTCATAACAAAATCTCCATATATGTTTAAAATAGTTAAGGGTGATAAATTTAATATCACCCTTTGACTATTAAAATGTCATTTCTTTCTGAACTACAATTTCCCTAGGTTTAATTTCATATTTTCTACCAACTTTATAAATTAAACCTTTTCCCATTGAAATTCTGATTAATTGATTAGCATATTTAGGCATAATTTTCATCAGATAATTATTCTGTTTATCCGATAATCTTTTATATCTAATGAGATTTTCTGCTAAACTTGAAAGAAATTCAGAATCTACACCACTAAATCCCACACCATTATTTACTTGTGTATAACCTTGTTCTTGTTCTGATTCTGTCTGATATTTATAGATTTCCAATAAAGCATTTTGAGCCTTTTTAGGATTTACACTAATTTGTGATTTAAGACCATCTACTAATTCTTTCTTAGAGTATTGCATATTACCACCTCTATTAAATTAAGTTTATAATTAGATTATAATAAAGTAATATACAAAAATCAAGTTAAAAATAAAAAAAGGTTGATATATTTCAACCAACCTTTTTATTTAATTAATTTATTTCAATTACTCAAATTCTACACCACATGTACATTTTGTCCATGAATCAGGAATATCTCTACCACATGATGGACATTGTGCAAGGTCATTTGTAGAATACTTGAATTCATCATTTTCTTCATCATAACCAATGATAAGTTTTCTATCATCTTCACTCATATTAGCAATTGATGGGAACAATGAAGTCAAACTCATAGGATTAAAAGCCATGGTTTTCATAACTTTCTTTGTAGGTTTAGGTTCTTCAACTTCTGTAGGCAAATCTTCATCTTCTTCAATAATTTCAGATTCTTCTTCATCCTCTACTTCTGATTCCACTTCTTCAATCTTTTTCATTGTATTGAAATTTGGTTTTTCTTCTGTAGTTGAAGTTTTTTCAGAACTTTCTTCTTCCTCTTTCTGCTTTGCTTTAAGGATTTCAAGTTCTTTTCCTTTTTCTTCCACAAATTCTTCATAGAAATTTGTACCATGTTCTTTATCTACCAACTTAATAAGGTTTGGCAATCGATTCAAGATAACAGAAATAGGTGTAGATTTTGATACCCAATCAACATCTGCCAATTTATATCTTGTATAAGATTCTTCCTCTTCTGTCAAGAATTCATCGTGAATCATTGAATAATAATCAACACCATCTTTTTCACCCCACTGTCTAATAGCAGATTTTTCTTCAGGTGAATAAACATCAACATATTTAGATTCACTAGGTGCTGTTTTCTTTGTATATCTACGGATTACAAAATCAATATCACTAGGATATGAAGCCATTTGTGTACATTTTACATCAAAGATTTCATTCCAAAGACTTTTCTTAATTCCATAAGAATAGAATGTATTTGTTTTTCCATCTTTTTCTGATTCTGTTTTATCCCAACACAACAATTTTGTATGTTTATTTTTCTCACACCAATCATCTGAACGGTCAATACAGTTGAACAAATAGAAAGTATCTGCTTGCATACCTCGTTCATATGGAGATGGGTTTTCTTTACCATTTGTCATAAATCGCTTAAACGATTCCAAATCTTTATTTTCATAATCACGATGCTTTGTTTCTTTATCGTAAGTATATTTTCCTACAAGTGTTTTTACAAAACGATTCCATACATGATTAGGGTCATTATTCCAAATCAGTGTGAAATACTTACCATCATCACCTACTACAAGTGAACGTTTTACCATAACTGAATCATACACTGTCTTAGTATTAGATTCAGGGATTTCACCTACCAATCTGATAACATGACACTTGTTAGGTTCAAGTGCAACACATTCATAATCTTCCATTTTTCCAAATGAAAATCCACCTTCGTGTTCTTTCTTATTCTGTTCACGAACACGCTTTGCTTCTTCAAATCGCTTTTTTCTTTCTTCAATAGTCATAAGCGTTTTTCTCCTATAGGGATTTACCCAAAAATATATTTAAACTTGATGAATATTTCATTCATCAAGTCAAATTTTTATTTAAAATTTTCAAGATATTTAAGTAACATCTTCTTTTTATCATCATCCAATGATACTACAATATCATTAATTTGTTTAGTTAAATCTGAATCATCATTAAAAACTTCTTTAATAATTTCTTCATTATTTAACTTATTTTCTTTTTTAGAATTTTCTCTTTTAAGAAAATCCAATGCTTCTTTATTTACTTTAATATCAGATGCTCTTAATGGTTTTACCAATTTGAAATCATTAAGACTTCTCATTCTACTTAAAGCAACATAAACACCATCTTCAGGTATCCAATTACCAAAAGAAACAATTGCCTTATCAATTGTCAAACCTTGTGTTTTATGAATAGTTAAACTAGAACAAGGTTTAATAGCAACATTAGAATAACTTGCTTTAGGTTTAGCCGTAATTTCTGCATTGTTATTTTCACCATATTCTACTTGATATTCAAATTCTTGTGTTTCATATTCTCCAACTTCTACTTCAACACCACTATTCAATCTAACAGTACATTTTCTGTTTTCAACATCACATGAAGTAAGAATACCCATAGAACCATTTACAAACATACGGTTATTTCCACTATCGTTATGAGTAATCATGATAGGACAACCAATTTTTACTCTAATTTCTTCAGGGTAAAGACCACTCTTGAATTTATCTGTATATCTGAAAGATTCTGTCATATTTGCTTTGAATACATATTCATCAGTAGTAAGAGAATCCATTTTAATTTTATTGTACATATCTACTTCTTTATTAGTAGAACAAATTCTGATAGAAGTTTCGTTATCTAATTCCCAATTGATTTCTTCATCTTCATCTTGTAAAACTCTATCATTAAGAAGTTTCAAATCTTCATCTGTAAATTTACCTACACGAATTCTATTCAAGATATTTTTAAATGTATCATCTCCAATCTGACGATAAATCTTTTCAAAAAATACAGTATGAAATCTTTCATCTTCATAAGCATGAGAATTGAAAAAATAAATATTTCCATTATATTGAGTTTTGAAATACTTTGTAATAATTTCATCATTATTTACAACGGGTGGTAACTGACAAATATCAGAAAAAAGAATAATTCTAGGTAATGTACCACGGCGGATATATTTCATAAATCCTACAAGATAATCAAATAAAGATGCATTAATCATTGAACATTCATCAATAATAAGAACATCCATGTTTTCGATAACGGCTTTTGTTTCAATATCTACTTTATGAAAGTTATTAGTAGAATAAATTGTTTGTGGTTTAATCTTAAATGTAGAATGAATTGTTGTAGAATACAAATCACTACTAGATGCAGAAAGTAAAGCACTTGCAACACCCGTACTAGCACAGATTACAACATTATCTTCAATAGCATAATTTAATACTTTAAGAAGTGTAGATTTACCTGCACCTGCTTCTGCGATTACTGAAACATTATCGTTTGTGTTTTTAAGAATATCAAAAACTTCCAAATACTTATCGTTAATTTCAATGTCTGCAAAACGTGCTTTAATATCTTCTAAAGATTTCATATTTAATTTCATATCGCTATCCTTCATATTTCTAAGATTTATCTTAGTATAATCTTTTGCTAGATTAGTGTCAATTGAAATTTTAGAATTTGAATTATTATTTTTCTTCCACTTATAATCTTCTTTATTTACAAATTTCTTTGGTTTTACAGATTGAGTATTGTTTGAATTATTCTGTTTATTTTTATTCTTTTTCTTTTTAGATGATGTATTTTTATTTTTACCATAGTAATCATAGGCTTTATATCTAACTACATTTCCCCAATTACCACCACATAAAGGTGTTGCTCCCATATTTAAACCTCACATAAAATTAAAATAAAACTCTTATATTATATTATAGTTGAAGAATTATAAATTTAAAATTAATGTTCATTCACAAGATTGATTCTATTAAAAATTCTATTTTAGTTTTAGGTGTTGATGAACCACATCCAAATATTAAATCATTCAATTTGGCAAATATTTCAATTAAATTTAAAATAAAAATGTGGTGAGCAATTTTTATTTTCTTTAAATTTCCATTTAAAATTTGTGAAAAATTTGCAAATTTTCTATTTAAATTCTCTAAATTTAAATTTTTATTTAAATTTCTATTTAAATTTTTAAATTTTATTTGGTGATGGAGGTGTTCCCCTTTGGTGAGATAGGAAACACAGTTGGCGATAGCCAAAGACCCATCGCTAGTAATACTGTTGAAAAATGAAGTAGACATAGTGTCATCTTCAACTTTTGTAAAATTATTAAGTATATATTTTTTCATAAGCATTACCTCCATAAAATTAGATTTCAATATTTTGAGAAAATTAAATTGTTAGATTTTTCAAGATTTGATAAGAAATATATTTAAACGCAATTATCCTTCTGTTAGAAAAGATAATCAATGACGTTTAAAAACCGCATCGATTAACCGTTCTACTCCCCACAAGCCATTACCTTAAACACCTACAAAGCGATATTTAAGTTACCAACCTTGCTTCCAACAATGTGGGAGGATAATGCCCCGATACATATGTCATGCAGATATGTATCAACCATTGCACAGTTTATTATGCACCAATCAGTCTGTCATACTCTGATTGCCTTAGCCTGCAATGATTAAGTAGAGATTTCTCTCAAATGGACTTGCCCTTTATTGTCCACCTAGTTCTTTTCCCCTTTCTAGTCTATAGTTAAATCTATCACTTAGATTTCTACAGAAGGGATTCTTGCCTTCGCAACCTCTTACTACCCCGTTGACTTTCCTTCTTCACCTTTTACTTCTTTTCAAAATAAAAGATGTTCTGTAAAACAGAATGACTAAAGTTATATCAATGATGGCGGGGTATACGTGTAAAAGAATCGTATACTTAACTCGCATGGGTGATTGCTTCACCACAGGCGTCAACTTGTTTCAGTGAAAAGATAATTTTCCCCTTCGGAGCCGATTAGGTTTCCACAGTACGGTTTTTGGTAACTCCGTCAACCCCCATCTTTAGCCATTACTTTTGTCCAAGTTTGAACCTCTTCATCCTCAAATGGCATCAAGGAAATAGGAATTTCCTAATATGAAAGATATAGTAAATGAAAATAAATGTCAATAGGTAAAGTGAAAAATTTTACATTTTTTTCATATTTTTTTCATATTTTTTTAAATATTTACATTTGTATACAAATTTCAAAATTGCTCCATCAGATATTGATGCTTTCAAAGATACAAAAGTTCTTATTTATGAATTTAATGATGCACGTTCTATAATTGGTATTTCTAATGGTACAGGAGAAGATTATTTATATGATGGTGAAACATATGAACGTGATTCAAATACAATATTTAAAACGACATATAATGGTGAAACATATACATATACTCGTGATTATAATAAAGATTTAAGTATATGGTAATAGTTTGAGTTCAACATAAAGATGTAAATTAAAATTTATATCTTTATGTTGAAATTTGACCAAATTTTTCAATACACTAACTATATTTATCACATTTAATATGGAGTGTATATGAAAAAGAAAGAAAGACGGAAATTAAATCAAAAGAAAAAAGAATTTGAAAATGAGTTCTTAAATTTTATCATGTTGGATTTTGCTAATGAAAATAATATTTCCATACAAGATTTATTGAATGATAAAGAAAAGAAATATCATAAAGATTTTATGGTTTATTATTTGAATATTGTAAGAGATGATAAATTATTTGATGAATTTATAAACAGAATGGCGAATGAAATATCTCACTTTACAAATGAAAGTAAATAATATATTATTTATATAATATATGAATATATATGAGGAGTTAATATGAAATTTGAAACAAGTAAAATTAAATCTAATTTGAAAACAATCAGTTGTATAGATACTGATGTAATTTATCTTGATGTAAAATCTAATAAAATGTATTTGAGTTCAAACAATACATCTTTAGAAATGGGAATTGATTTTGAAGATGTTACTGATGAAACAGTATTTGTATTGAATAAAACTGATTTCCTACATATCGTACAGTATGCAGATAAGATTGAACTTAAATCAGATTATAGTTATATTGGAAATGTTGCTAAAGGTAAGTTTGAACATAATGATACTTATGTGGATGTTTTGGAATCTATCAAGGTTAATTTTGATAATTCATCTTCATACAAAGATTTGTTTGTAATTACAGATGAAGTATTGGAAACATTAACAAATGCATCAATCTTTGTAAAACCTAATGATGTTACCGCAAGTAATCGATTCTTGAATATTCAAAATGGATATGTGTTTTCTTCATCTGATTATCGTATTTATTTTAATAAAATTGCAATTGAAACTAACTCAATGATTCATGGAGATATTCTACAGAATATTTTCACTTTGGGAGTAGGTACACAGATTAAGAGTAATGATAGTTCAATCTTTATTACTAAAGATGATATTAGTATTTACTTCTCTACAATGAAAGATGTTGATTTCTTGCCTTTGCTTTCTGATAAATTTCAGACTAGAATTAATGGTATTTTGAATGATGTATCTACAATTAAATTTAATACAAATGAATTTGTAGATAAACTTAAATTTATTGATTTCTATTCTAGAAATAATCCAAATAATCTTGTTTATCTTAAAGATGAAGATGGTACTTTGAAACTTATGGCAAGTGAAAATTCTTCAATTGAAGTTGAATCAGTTGAAGTAAATTATAAAGAAGATGGGGAATTCGTATTACCATTTAACTCTAATTCAGTATTGGATATGTTGCTTAAAATTGGTAAGAATTATGAAGAATTTACACTTCATGTAAGTAAGGATAATTCAAATAAATTGTTCATTTTTGAATTTGGTGAAGAAAAAACTATATTTACTAAGTTGAATATTTAAAAATATATATTTAACAAAGAGGTTGTATGAATAATATTAACGTAATTAAATCTAGCAAAGAATATGTTGATGATTTTTTACCTACATTATCCAATTTCTGTTCAAAGTGTCCATTACAACCTACTGTAGATTATATACAATCGGAGGGGATGATTTATATCACCCCATCGATTGGAAATCAGATTACTGTAGTTATAAATCCAACAGTAGACAAACACGATGTAATTAGAGATATTAAGAATGAGATGTATAAAAATTATCCAATTATTTCTAATGTAGAAGAAACTAATTTATCATCTGATGAAATTGAAAAATTGATTGATGGTGGTATGAGTGTTAAAGATGCTTTGGAAAAGAAAGAGTGTAAAGTAGTGGATATGTACAAAGTCATTAGAGTACATCATCGATACAATGAATTGGATTGTGAAGAAATTGGTACAAAAAAATTGTGTAAATTAAAGAGCAAAATTCCATTGACAATGCTGTTAAATAAACTTTATGCTAAAGATAAAGATGTTTATTCAAATATCATCTTTATGAAATATCTTTAAACTTAAAATAAGAAGGAAGTAACATGACAAAATATGATGTTTTAATTTTTGATGTTTATAATATTTTTTACAAGGCAGATTATTTGGCAAAAAATGAATTATCAATTGTAAAGAATGGAAATGATACTGTTCATACAGAAGGTATTATCAAATTTTTTCAATTGATAAATTCATATGTTGAAAAATATGGTAGTAAAGATTGTGAATGTGTTTATCTTATGGATAATGCTAAAAGTTCAATTCAGAAGTATAGAAAAGCATTGTCTGAAAAGTATAAAAAAACTAGAACACCTATGCCTGAATATTTTTATTCAGAATTAAATTATATTGAACTAATTTTGAAATATTATAGAAATAATTCAGTTTTATATAGATGTGTTGGACTTGAAGCAGATGATTATGTAAATAATATTATTAGAAATATTTCTGATAAAAAAGTATTGATGTTTTCAGAAGATATGGATTGGTGTAGAAATATTTCTGAAAATGTTCATCAATATAAAGACAAAGGCATTTACACGAAAGAAATGTTTTTTGAAAAATATGGATTTGAAGCAACTTATTCAAATATCTGTTTTTATAAAACTTTCTATGGAGATAAATCAGATAATATTCTACCAACTATTCCAACTTTACCTAAAGTTTATTTTTTGGACATTATTTCAAAGTTTGATAATGTATCAAAGTTAATTTTGAGTTTGAATTCATTGGATTATTTGGACAGTGGATGGAAACTAAAATTTCAGAAAGAAGAAGATAACATGAGATTAAATTGGAATCTTGTAGAATCTGTAGATATTTCTGATAGTGAATTGCAACAGTATAAATGTACTTGTGAATTTAAACAAAATAAATTAAAGATAATTTATACAACATTAAATTTAATGAATAAATTTGATTACCGTATTAAATCAGAAGTAAAGCAAACAAACATATTTGATATGTTAGATGGTGAAAATTTAGTTAGGAGTGAATAAATATATGATTATTCCAAAATATGTGCCTTGTAAATTATGTTCTAATGGTTTTATCATTAGAGATGGTGTTGCAACAAAATGTGAATGTTGGACAAACTATAGAAATGAAGTTTTATTTTTGCAAAAACTTTATGAATCTAATTTAATTACAGATATCACACCACAAGATAAAATATCTAAATTTATAGAATATGATATTGATTCTTATCGTGGAGATGATGTAAATAAAAATATTAGAAAGATTAAAAAATTTGCAAATGAATTTGAAGATAAATTTAAATCAGTTAATCTTTTTATATACGGAGATAATGGAACGCAAAAATCAACAGTTGTAAAATGGATATGTAAGAAACTTTTACAGAAAGGAAAAACAGTTTATTACATTATCGGTAAGGATTTAATTGATTTGATTATGGATTCTGAAAGAGATGCAGAATCTAAACGTAAGTTGAATATAATGTTACAGTCTGATTTATTAGTAATTGAAGAATTTGAGAAATCAAAACTTAGTTTATTTTCATCTAATTATAAACAATCTGAATTAATTCCTTTCCTTAAAACTAGAATGGAATCGATTTGTAAATCTACAATATTCATTTCTAATTCTGACATATCAGATTTATATGAAATATCAGATACTATCGGAGATTTGATTGATAGAGAAACTATAGATTGTAAATTACATTTTACAGATAAATATTATAATCATGCTAAAGTGGATACTTCTACATTATGGGATGATTAAACTAGACTTTTGTTTAAAAATATTATAAAATAAGGGATATGAGCGATATGAATGAAACATCTGAAAATTTGCAAATTACAATTCTTGAAAAACAAATAATTCATGCAATAATAGATAATCCATCGTTATTGTTTGAAGATGATATTTTTGTATCGGAGCAAGCAAAAGAATTTCAATATATTCTTTTAACTCTTAAAGATAAAAATATGGATTTTATTGAAGAACATATTCTTTGTGAATCTATAGAATATATCAATAGAGAAACTGTAATTTCTGTTAAAAATACAGATTATCAAGAAGAATTTTTTGAAGATTATAAACGAAAACTTTATCAAAAATATCTGATGCACGAATTTAAAATCAATACTCTTTATGAAATTAATAAAGAAGATACTGATTATGATAAATTAATTAAATTAAATTCTGATTTATCAGAAGCATTAAAAACTATTGATAATCCATCTTCACATTCTAAGAATTGGTCTGATATGATTGATAGTCATGTGGATATTCTTAAAGAACGAAAAGAAGGAAAACAAAATTCAATCGGTGATTATAATTTCGATAAGATGATTAAACCATATAAAGGTATTTGGACTATTTGTGGATATAGCGGTTCATGTAAATCTACTTTATTATTAAATCTTCTTAAAACTAGAATTGTAAAAGGTAATGCTTTTAAATCTACATATTTCAATACTGAATTAGCAGAAAGTGGTATTATGGATATTCTTTTACCATCTATGATTAAAGAATCTTATGATGATGTAAGAGGAGCATTTAATGATGATGAACATATTGATTATGATACAATCATCAGTAAAGCAGAATCCATAAAAGACCATTACAATAAGTTTGATAATTTTAGATATTTTGATAATCCTACTGTGACATTAAATGATTTAGAAACATTCAATGTTCAAACTAGGAAAGAATTGAAAATGAACGATGATGAACTTTTAGTATCATTTGTTGATTTGCTTTCAATGGTTAAAGAATTTTCTGAAATTGGAAAGGGCAATAAATCAGATTCTATCGTTCAAGCAATGGACAGATTAAATAATATTGCTTTAAAGCATAATATTCTTTTTATTTGTACTGTTCAATTGAAAAGAACACCATCGAATATTAAAATTGAAAAAGAAGAAGATTTGAGAAAATTTATGCCTGATGCATCTATGATTCGAGATAGTGGTGGATATGAAGAAAGAAGTAGAGCCATATTTCTTATATTTAATCCATATAATGTAGTTCATAAAAATCCATGTAATGAAGTTGTAAAAGCATTGGTTGAGCCTATTATTGAAGTTACATGTGTTAAAAATACATTTGGAAGTATTGGAACAACAGTTAAATATTATCATAATGTTGATAATAGACGAATGATTCCATATGAATCAAATGAAGAATTTGAAACTTTAGATGAAGAAAATTTGGAGGTTGAAGAAAATGAAATTGAATAGTTATGAAAAAAATGTAGAAGAAATTTTAAGAAACATTAGTGGTTATTCTGTAGAAGAAATTGATAATGTTCTTAAAGCAATTATGACATATGCTTTATTGCAATATTCAGAAGGTGAAAATTTCACAATTCCTTATTTTGGAACATTTCACATTGATTATTTAAATGATGTAGTTACTAAGAATGGTAGAGAAGCAAATCTTAATGTTGAAGTTTTTGCTAGCAAACAATTGAAATCGAACATCGGTCACTTAGAAGATGTTAGAAAAAGTGGAAACGATGAAGATATATTAAAAATTCCCGTAGTGGAAGATTTATTGAGAAATTCTGAAAATGCATTAAGATGTATTCTTAATGAATCAGAAATGGAAGATAAATTAGACGAATAGAAATTAAATTATAAGGAGTATATATGGAAAACAGAAATGTTGAAGAATTACCAAAGACTTTTAATTCAGTAAAAAGAGAATTTGAAAAATGGTTTACCTTATATAAGGGTAAAAATGAAATTACAGAAAAAGAAGTTAAAGATGAAAATAGTGGACTTGTGATTAAAGAAGAAAAGAAATATTTTAAAACTGAAACATGGGCAGAACTTTGGCTTATGATTAAAGAACTTCAAGAATTTCTTTATAATAAAGAATCAGAAGTTATTGAAAAACTTACTGAAAAGTTTGAAGAAGAAAATATCACTTCAATTTGTTTACCAAAATATGGAAGAAAGGTTGAATTTGATAAAGAAGCAAGTTGGTATTTTGATAAAGAAATGAATAAATCAGATTGGAAAGAATTTGATGATAAATGCAATAAAGAATATTTGAAAAACAGAAAGAAATAAGAAAAATTAAATCGGTGATATTTCACCGATTTTTCATATTGAAATTATTATGATAAATATGATATACTGATTGTATTAAATGGAGAATATATGAATAGTGCTGTTAATTTAAGACCTATTAAATGGGATGATGTGATTGGTCAAGACAAAGTTGTATTAGGTTTGAGAAATGGAATTAAAAATCAAACATTATCTAATACAATTGCTTTTGTTGGTTCTAGTGGATGTGGAAAATCTACACTTGCTAGACTTACGGCTATGGCTTTAAATTGTGAACATCTTGATAAAGATGGAAATCCATGTTGTGAATGTCCATCTTGTAAAGACATTTTACATGAAAGATATAGTAGAGATTTGAAGATTTATAATGGTTCAAATGTATCCGCGGATGAAATTAGAAATATTGAAAATGACATTGCGTATAATGCACAGTTTGATGAAAATAAAATTTTTATCTTTGAAGAAGCACAGTTGATTAAAGAACCTAAACGATTGTTACAATTAGTAGAAACTAATAAAAAGAATTTGTATTTTATTTTTACTTCTACAGATACAAAGAAATTCTCAAACACATGGGGAAGTGATAACTCTACACAAGAGAAAAATGCTTTCAGAAGTAGAATGTCATTCTTCTCTATTAAGTCATTAAATACAAATGATTTGGCAGATATGCTTTTCAAGATGGTAGAAAAAGACCCTAATAATGAAAAGTACCCCGATGTATTTTTTGATGAAGGTTTGATTACTCTAGCAGAAGGTTCTAAAGGCAATATCAGAAATGCTATCAATGATTATTATACGGCAACTTCATCAGAATGTTTTGACAGACAATCAATTATTGAGTTGTTAGGATATGAAGATGAAAAGAAAGAATATGAAATGGTGGGGTATTTGGCATCTAAATCTAAAGATTTCCTTACATTTATTCTTAATTTTTCAGATGTAGAATCTTTCTTCAATTATTCGTGGAAGATTATTTCTGATAATCTCATGAGAGAAATTAGTGGAGTACCGTTCAAAGAACAGTTTAAGGAATTGAGTTATAAATCTTTTGTTAAATTGGGTACACTTGCACAATTATCTGATATGTATTCAGAAACAAATAGATTGTGTGGTGGATATTTTAGAACTAGTATTTTCTATTCACAATTATACAAATATTACAATTCATCAACTATTAAAAGTAACAGAATTGAAGAAACAAATAATGTTGAAACTACTGTAGTTAAGAAAGTAAAGAAAATTGTAAAATAAAAGGTGGTGTTATATGAAGAATGAAGTTATTATTGAACATTTGAAAGAAATTAAGGCACGTATTTCATGTGAAATTTCTGATTTGAGAAAAGAAATTAACGAAACTAAAGAAACTATAAAGTTTAAAACAGATGCGATTAAAGAACTTAAAACACATAATAAGTGGAATACAGAAGATAAATGTGCATATTATGGTTCTAAATTTATAATTACTTTCTTGGGTAAAAATATTAGAGAAATCAAAAATGAAATTAAAGATTTCGATATTCAGATTTCAATAATAGATAATTATATTAAAAAACTTTCTGTTTAATTGATGATGTGAGGTGTACATGATTGATTTTTCATTAATAGAAGATGATTCTGAAAAAGTAGAGTTTATGAATTCAATGTTCAATTTAGTTAAGGATGGAGAATGTACACCTGACTTATTGAATACCGCATTGGTTAATTATGCTTCAATTAGTGCATGGTTAATTACGATTTTGGAATCTGTAGAAAAAGAAAATAATGATTTGAAAAATGAATACAATGTTTGGATAGCAGATAAATTTATCGAGGTAAGAAATAAACTTTCTGAAAATATCGCAAAATCTAAAATGCCATCTCAAACAGAAATTACAAATCAAGTCATTGTTGAAAATAAAGAAGAATATTTGGATTGGCAGAAAGAACTTCAAATTCATGAACGAAAAGAAGGATTTTATCGTAGAATGAATGATATGTGGAAAACAAATGCAAATATGATTCTTGCTCTTTGTAATAACGCAAGAAGTGAATTATTTGCATTAAAAATTGAAGATAAAGCAAATCAAGATATTACTAAAGAAAATCTTATTAGACATAATAAGATTAAAAAGGTGGTAAAGAATGGGTAAAGCATATGCAAACAAGAAACGTATAGAAGAAAGAAATAAAAATGATTATTATCCAACTCCATTACCTTTAATAGTAGAGTTGGAAAAACTTAATCTTGTTAAAAAATCTGATAAAATTTTGGAATGTGCTTGTGGTGAAGCAAAAAGAATAAGTGGTTATTTTAATTCATTAGGATATAATTTTGAAGAAAAAGATTTAATATTTGGAAATGATTTTCTTAAAGATGATTATTCTGATAAACATTATGATGCTATTGTTACAAATCCACCATTTAGTCTTTGGGATGATTTTGTTTTAAAAGCAAAACAGATTTCTGATAAAGTAATTATGATTGGTAGAACTAATTATTTTGGAGCATATCGGAGATATGAAAATGGTATTTGGAATTATCTTAAAAATATTTATGTTTTTAATAGACAAGTTGCATATGACAGATTTGATGAAGATGAAATGAAATTAAAATGTGGTTGTTTAGTTACGGGTTGGTTTTATTGGGATATGAATTATAATGGTAAACCAATTGTAGAAATTATGAATGTGCAAAAATATTGTAAAGGATAAAATTATGAATTTAGATGAAAATGTTTTATTTGTTAGTCATATCGATTTGGATGGATTTGCTCCAATTGTATTGAATCAATTTTTCAATATTAATTATGGAAAAGAAATAAATACAAACTATGGTGAAGAATTGGAAATATCTGAATTACCAAATTATAAAAATGTAATTTATGTAGATTTTACTCCATGTGAAAGTGCTAGAAAAGTGATAGATGAGAATAAAATAAATTGTATTGTCATTGACCATCACGAATCACAATATGAAGAAATTTCAAATTGGTGTAAAGATTTAGATTATGTAGAATATATTTATGACAATAACAGAAGTGGTACTTTAATTTATTATGAATGGTTATTATCTATAGGATATAAAGGTAATAATATTACAGATTATTTTTCTAAAGTAGTTTCTGTTTATGATTTATTTCAAAAAAATGATGAATTATGGGAAGTTGCAGATAATCTTAATAGATTATTGTATGCTAGTGGAAAATATTATCTTACTGATAAAAAAGAATGTTTTTCATTTTTTATTTCAACAATGTTATGGAAATGTAAAAATGCAGAATCTTTCTTTTTTAATAAACTTGAACTTTCTAAAATCATGGCAGACAAAAAGAAAGAAGATGATATTTTTCTTAATCTCATAAATAATGCCAAATCTGAATTGTCTACTAGACAAGATGAAAAAGGTGATTATTTTTGTGTTTTCAGATGTAAAAGTAAAATTTCTGCAATATGTTCTAAACTTTTAGAAAAATATAAAAAGTTATCATATGTAATTTGTATTAATGATTATGATATCGATAAACCTAAAATTTCAGTAAGGTCAAGGGAAGATTTTGATTGCCTTTCTTTAGATGGTGTAAAAGGTCATAAAAATGCGGGAGGTTATGAGAATCCTACTAGAGAATTAGTTGAAAAACTTTGGAATAAAGATATCTATTCATTTAAGAGGTTGGTATGAAAAGTTTTGAAGAATTCGTAAATTACTATAAAGAAACAAATAGATTTTTGTTACCTTTAGTAAATTACAGTAAAAAACCTTTAACTGATAAACAGTTGGAAAGTAAATATAAAGAATATTGTAAGAAGATAGAAAAACAGAATGAAAAGAGAGAGGAAAAAATTATCGATAATAAGATTAAAATGTATGAATCTATGTTAAATCCTACTGATGCTAAATCAGAACATTGTAAACGTATAGATGAAACAATGAAAAAGGTTCATGAAAAAAATGATATTTCTTGTTATAGAAAATTCTATAATTCTTTAGAATATTGGCAGAAGAAAATCATTGATGATAATATGTGGCTTTGTCCTAAAAAGAATGGTGCTTATACTTTTGATGGATGCCATATTTTAGACAGAGGTAAGTATTCTAAATTGGCAGATGATGAAGATAATATCGTTCTTTTGCCTAGATATTTACATAAATGTTTAGATGATTACATTAATCCATTTTCAAATAAAATTATGAAAAAAGAAGAACATGATGATATTTGGATTTGTATTGTGGGTGAAGAAAGGTGGAATAGACTTCATGAAAAGGCTTTGAATTGATTTTTGACTTGTAAATTTTACGTATTTAGTTTATTATAAAGTAAACTAAATACGTGAGGTGTTATATGAAACTGTTTAACGATATTAAATCAAGATATTATGAATTTTTAGATTACCTTGACGAATCAGAAGAAGTATTTGTAAATAGAAAAAATCAGATTGTTGCGATTGTTGAAATGATTAATCCATTTCAATTCATTTTTTATAAAATTTTCTTTAAATTGACAAAAGAAGTTATTCCAACAAAAGATGATTATTTTAGGCTTTATCCTAAAGAAGCAGAACATGTTATTTTTGATATTCCTAAATATGACTATGATGAAACATGGACATTGGGATACATGTTAAGAAATTAACTATATTTATATTATGGTTATTGATGAAGAATTTGAAGTAGCGTTTAAAGATAATGGTTGTGAAATTCAAAAGGAATTACTCAAAAATGCGATTCATGATTTAAAGAATAATATTTATGAATATAATTTTGTGACTAAAAAAGATAAAAATGACCAAACATTAAAATTTATAGAAGATAATGGAATATCAAGATACGATATAAAATGCTTACTTGATGATTTTGATTATAGTGAAGATGATTTGAGATGCTATGGTGATATTCTCAAAGATAGAAAATTTAAAAATAATTATTTGTACATATTGTATTTCGATAATGCTATAGTTGGAAATTGGGATTATCGAAATAGTGATGAAAAATTACTTTATATTAAGTGGAATCCATTAAATAAAAATATAATATCTTTTCATACTATGAGAAAAATTCATAAAACTAATAGAGATAATTTGAGAGAGAATTTAAGTTATAATCAAATTATAGATAGAGTATTCTATACAGGTGATGATAATTGGCATCTTAAAAAGTTTTATGATTTAAGAAAAAAATATAACGGTAAAGATGTATCTAATGTAAGATTGATTGCCACAGAAATAGATGATGAAGGTTATTGTGATATATTATTTGCTGTACAAGCAACTAAAGACGGAACTCTTAAAAAAGAATTAGTTGGTGATAATGGTCAAATGATAGACAATATTTCTGATGAGTATATGGTGACAATCAGAATAAATGATTTTTGGGATATGATTGAAGAATTTGGATTGGAAAGACCGAATGATTTTACTAAAGCGGATGTTGTAGCATTAATTCAATTGAGTGAAGATATAAAAATAAAAAGTTCAGACCCATCCTTTTGGTGGCAAGGGCTTTCATATTGGTTAAGTTTAGACAATGCTAGTTTAATGCCTTGCAATATTGCTCCTAAATTTTGGGATAAATATAGACCTAACGTAAAAGTATCTAAAATTATAGAATCTGTTTTAAGACAATTTGGATTTTTTACACAACAAATAGCAATGTCCATTAAAAAAGCCTTAATTGAGCAAGGATATATTGAAAGATTAAGATAAATTAAATTTTACAGTCACAACACTATTCTGTCATAAGAGGTGCGATTTATGATTGCTAATTTAAGTTCTTTTAATGATTTATTAAAAATGGATTTGCCTGATGTTGAGGTAGAAGATTCAGAAATTATTGAAGGTGAGATTAAAGAATATGTATCTTTAATTTATGATAAATGCACAAAAGAATATTTCATTGAAATTATAGATGATGAAACATTTGATGAATTTAGAATTCCAATTGATGAAAATTTCAGTGGTGAAATCATAGATAATGTTGAAGTAACAAAAGAAGATTTTGAACAGTTTAAAGAATTGGTTAATAATTTATAATTTTTTACCTTAACAAATAGATTATTGTATGGTATATTTACATGTGAGGTAATATGAATGATGTTAAAGTTAAATTTTTAGGTCATAGTGTTGGAAGTGGGATATTTGAAATTAATGGTGATAAAAGACATTTCATTACTAGTTATCAAGTATTAGGTATGATGAATAAATATTTATTTGATGGCATATCTTCTTTTGATGAAATTGTGAAAAAATACATTTCTTCATTGAAGAACGATGAACTTCAAAAATTGGAAATATTCATACACGACATATATGTAAATAGGGATGTAATATGAAAAGAATTGAAATTAATTTTATTGGTCATGGTACGGGAGCAAATATGATTGAAATAAATGGTAATAAATCCATGATTACTTCAAATTATCAGTTGCTTTCAAAAGTTTATAATGAAATTAATCATTCTGATTTTACATTTTTTGATATTGTTAAAAAATATATTTCTACTTTAAATGAGGATGAAAAGAATATGCTTATAAGCAATTAATATGTTAGGAGGTTTGCTTATGAAAACAAAAGAAATTAATTTGAAATTTGAAAGACAGAAGTGCATGGCAAGTGTATTTACAATCAATGGTAGAGAATTTTCTACAAATACACCTTATAAAATTCTTAGTGAAGTTTATAATGAACTATTTGGAGAAAATTTAACATTTGAAGATATTGTCAAGAAGTATCAATCTGAAAAATCATAATTTAACTATTTTAAGGTAAGATTTACAAGTCTTACCTTAATTTTTTTGGAGTTATTATGACTATGATTCTTAATGAAAATACTATGACTAGATTGAAAAAGATTCTTTTAGGTCAAGATGAAAGAATTAAATCTTTTGTCATAGGTACTTGTGAAAATCCAATGGGAAATCAATTATCATCTAAAGAAAATAAAGTTTTGAGAGATGAATTTGAAGATGAACTTAAAAAATTAAACATTCAGTTTATTAAAATTATTGGTAGTTATGGAAATAAAGAACATTCGTATATTTTGCCAAATTTAGATTTAGACATTTGTAAAGAAATATTTGGATATAATGGATATGACCAAGAAAGTTTTATTTATGGAGAAACAAATTCTAATGGTGTAGATTATTACTATTGGGAAAAAAATGAAGGTGATTCCCCATATATCTTAAAAGATTGTGAAAGAGGAATTACCATGATGGATGATGCTATTGATTATTTTAGTTCTAAAAAATCATGGAAATTTAAGATTGATTTCTCTATTTTTAGAGAAACAAAAGAAGATGTTGCTAAAAAACGTTTACTTCCAATTACAATGACTTATTCAGATGATAATACATGGACATTATCATCTAGTGAAGAAGGATATGGAAGTTATGCAATTAAAACCACACCTGACAGAATGAGAAAAGCATTATTGAGAATGAAATTTAAGAATCAAGACAATCATGCAAATTCTAAAAGAACTGTAAAATATATGGACATCGTTGATGATTTGATGAATAAAGGAAATTCAACTTGTTATTGTTGGAAATCTTATTATCCTAAAACTAGAGAAGATTTTGAGAGATTGACTAATGGCTAAAAAATATACACCTATTAAACAAGATTCATTCCCATTAAAAGTAGAATTATTAGAAGATAATCCATTTGGTAAAAGCATTGTTGTAAACAATATTAAATTATCTGTAGGTTCACCAATTATTGTTTATAATCAGAATGAATTGAATAAGTATGAAGTAGTTTTAAAATATATTACTCTTACTCCAATTATACAATCCGATGAATCTTTAGATTATGATAATATAAATGATGATATGAGTTCTAGTTCAGATAAATAGGAGATGATGTTTTATGGCAATCGATAAAGAATTAAAATCTATTTTTGATAATCTCAACAGTGAAGATGATGAAATTATGATTGATAAACTTTTTGATTATTGCAATAATCGTGGTATTTCAGATGAAGAAGTTATGAAGTTGTTTGATGAATATTTGGATGAAAAATTTCCAAATATAAAGAACAAAAAGATGAAAGCCATGCAATGTGGAAGTGGTATTTCTAGTGTAATTGGATGGTCAAAACGACCTGATTATAAAGTAGTTTTGCAAAATTATTAAATTTTATGTTGAATATCATATGTTAATATGTTATTATGTTAATATATGACAGTAGATGTGGAAAATTTATTACGAGAAAATGGAATAAGATACGAAAGTAGTGGGAATAATTTGGTAACATTATGTCTAAATCCTAGTCATAATGACCATCATCCTTCTATGAGAATAAATAAAGAGAATGGTCTATTTCATTGTTTTTCTTGTGGATTTAAAGGAAATTATTATACATTAGAAAAAATACTTACGGGAAAATCTTCATTCAAGAAAGAAGATATTAAAGTTAAAACTGTAAAAACAAAATCGGTATATAAACCAATAAAAGTAATTGGCAAATTGAATGATGTTTATCAGTCAAAAGAAGTTTTAGATTTTTTAAAATCAATTGGATGTTCAGATGAATTTATTAAAAAATTTAATGTTAAATATTCATCTTATTCTGAAATGATTGCAGAAAATTTATATGATACAGATAATTCTTGTACAAAAATGTATAATAGAATTGTGATACCGATTGAAGATGAAAAGAAACGAATAATTAACTATGAATGTAGAACATATATAGGTGAAGAACCTAAAGTTAAATATGTTCGTGGTGGAAGTATGGATACTATTTTTAATTGGAATAATATAGATAAGACAAAACCCGTAGTATCTGTAGAATCCGTTAAAAATTTAATGAGAATATATAATGTTTATCCAAATGTTATAGCGTTATTTCATGCCATTCCAACAGAAAAACAAATGAAGATGTTGAATGAAATTCCAAATCTTATTCATTTTGGTGATAATGATTGTGGTTTTTTTGGAGATGATAAATTACATAGAAAAGGAACATTGCAAGTTTTAGGTGAGAAATATAAAGGTAATCTTAAACTTACATGGGATAATAGAACATATATTAAAGATGGTAAAGTTAAAGGATATGATGCTAATGATTGTACAGAAAAAGAAATTCTTATGCATATAAAAAATGCAATATCTTATAATGATTATATAAAATCTAAACAAGATAAAATATTTTGGTAAAAGGAGGTTTTAATTGGAAAAATTAGTGTTAGTGATGTATGTTGAAGGTCGTGCTAGAGGTAGAACAGAAATTATGACTTTTGAAGAAGCAATGAATACATTTGAATTCACTTGTGATGAATTACAAGATTTAATTGATACGGGTGATGTATTAAATGGAAAATGCTTTGATGAAGCATATGATGTAAGACAATAGGAGGTTATATTATGGTACTTACAGAAGATAAGAAAGAAGAACTTAAAGGAAAATTTCAGTCAATTTTTGAATGTGAAAAAAAGATTGAAGCATTGAATGAACAGATTAAAGAGTTTAATGCATCTATCAAGGATACCTTTGAATCAATTGCAGAAACACTTGAAATTGACCCTAAAGACAAAGAAGGTAAAAAGGGAATTAAGAGTGGATATAAGGAATATGTAAATTCAATTACAAATCCTAGTGGTGCAGATACACAGAATACTGTATTTATGATTTTGAAGGACAATGATTTTTTGGGATTGGAAAGTCTTAAAGATTAATTAAAAAGTAATGTTTAGAATTTTGTACTATTCTTATCGAACATGGAGGTTTGATATGGGTGTACAAAATTCTGATAAAGTTGTAATTGGTATAGATAATGGTGTAAGTGGAGCATTGTCTATTTTAGGAAAAGATTATTGTTATTTTACTTTATCTAAAACATATATTAAAAAAGAAAAATCTTATACAAAGAAAGACCAAAACATCACTAGAATTGATGTAAATAAATTATATAAAATTATTACAGAAAATATTAAAGAAGAAGATTTAAAAAATACTGTAGCAATACTTGAAAGACCTTTAGTAAATCCAACTAGATTTAAAACTACACAATCTGCAATGCGTTGTTTAGAAGCAACTTTAATCGTGTTAGAATATCTCAATATTCCAATTAATTATTGTGACAGTAAAGAATGGCAACATAAATTATTTAGTAGTGAAGATAGATTAAATTATGATACTAAAGAATTAAGTAGAAGATTATCTAAAGAATTATATCCACAATTTTCTGAAATTATTGATAAACAAGACGGTGATGCTTTATTGATTGCAAATTGGTGGTTGAATAAATAATTCATTAGTGATAAAATATGTATAAAGGAAAATGTTATATATGGGAAATATTAGAAAGGCTAAATGTTGGAACTGTGGAACAGAAGTACCAAAAATAAAGTATGATGAAATTAAGTATATTCCAAAATGTCCAAAGTGTGGATGTAATTATCCTGAAAAGCCTAAACTTGAAGCAAAACTTACAGAATATCAAGATGAGTATTTGAAGAATAGAACACAAGCAAATTTAAATAAATTGTTCTCACCTATGAGAGAATTGGTATTTAATCTGATGTGTTCAAAATTAAAAAAGATGGGGCAATGTAGACCATATGAAGATGTTGAAGATATGGTTTCATGGACATTGTGCAAGTTAGTGTCTTATTATACAACTAAAGAAGAATTTAAAATTGCAGGTAGTTTTACGGGATATATTTCAGAAGTAATAAAATATCCATTATATAATGAAAAAGATAAAGAAAAATCTACAAATGAAATTTCAATGTTTGAACCGTTAGGGGAAGATTCTGATGAAACTATCCTAGATAAATTATCTAACGATAGTTATGAATTTGATGTTCTTAAAGTTTTGGATGAATCAGAATCTAATATTTTAGTAAAACATATTATGGATTATTTGGAAACATCGTTGATGACAATGTATGATGTAACTAATGATAAATGTAAATTTTCAAAAACATTAAATTTTATGATATTGATTAATCATTTCATAAATAAGAAAACAAATAGATTTTTTTCTGAATGGTGGAAAATGTCTGATGTTGAATTGAGAGATAATTTTACAAAATGCACAGATTTACTTAAAGAAATTTTATATAGGAGTATAGTTGGAAACTACTAACGATAAAGTAAAAAGTTTGTGGAAACAAGATTTAGAAAAAGCATTTACACAAACAGAAAAGACAAATTCAGAAATTCTCATGAATATTCTATCGATTGTTGTTTTTGATAGATTTGATTCTAATATTGGTAGAATATATAAAGTTGTAGGTGGATTAGATAAATTTTCTGAATTGATAGATGCTTTATCAGACCAAATTATTAAATTTCCAAATGCAAAAGAATTTAGAGAAGCATTAACTTTAGCATTAAGTTATTATTATCGTGAAGTAAAAGGTATGTCATGGGAAGATATACAAAAAGAATTACCTTATGAAAGAGATGTTGCTTTACATAATGGTAAAAAGATAGCATCTTTAGACAGAAATATTAAAAAGCAATTGGATTCTTTGTGGAAAAAAGATAAGGATAATATAACTATTTTTGATTATGACGATTGATACAAGTAAATTAGATATTTTTAATAACTTACCCGATGAAGAAATATTGGGAACTTATTGGTATATAGACATAATTGATGGTGATATGAACAATGTCCGAACATCAAAGTATAATTTAAGTAATGGTATAGCCGATAAATACATTCATAAAGTAGATATACCATCACCATCGATAGAATATGAAAAAACTAGTTGGGGAATGGTCAATGCTAAAGACTTTGAAATTCAAGGAGAATGTTCAATAGAATTTACATCTAACATTAAGGCAGAAATTTTATCATTTTGTAATGATTGGTTAAATAGTATTTTTGATTTAAATACATATCGATTTAAATCTGATTATAGAAATCAATATAAAACATTTAAGGTTGTAAGTTTTAGACCTTTTAATAAAAATAGAAGTTTTACAGAAAATGTTATAAATTCATCTTTTGCTAATGTTATTGGATATACTAATAGTATTACATCCACAATTGATAAATTTAAAACATTAATTGGAAAAAGTTCAAATAAAGAAAGTTCAGATAATTTGAATATTCAAATATGTGAAATTTATGAAATACAAGATGTTTATCCATCTAAATTCGATGATTTTTCATTTGATGATGAAGATTCAGATAGAAAATCATTTACTTTAACATGTGAATGTGGTAAAGTGAATAAATTATATGGAGCAGATGCAAATAAATAAGTAAGGAGGAAATATGCCTAAATTAATTATTGAAGAAAATGAAATGGATGTAGAATCTAAATCTACAAACAATGAGGTTAAAGTTGAAAATGTAAAAAAAGAAGAAAATATTCCATCTTGTTACATTGAAATCAAATTACCGTCATGTGGTAGAATTGAAGATTACCCTAAAGTATTACATTTTAGAGATTATACATCATCAGATGTTGTAGATTTGAATATTAAAGATGATGGTGATATTAAGACTTTAAGTAAAGTTTTGAGCAGAATGAATTATGAAAATTATGATGTTTCTAATTTGACACCTGAAGATTTGTTATATATTACTTATGTTTTACATTTGAATTTTGTTTCACCTACAATTGAAAAGAGAGATTATATTGATGATACTCTGCCCGAAGGAACAGAAGAAGGATGTTTGGACTATAAGGGAAATATTGAAATTTTTGAAATTCCTATTAAATCGTTGAAATATAGAATGTTGGGATACGATGATGATGGTAATAAAATTGATGTTAAATTTAAATCACCTTTCATAATCACAGATACTAGAACAAAAGATAAAATTGGTGTGCGATTGCCAATTGTTAAAGATGTTCAGATAGCAATGAATTATGTAAAAGATAAGTATGCAGATGAAATCATTAAATATGAAGATATTAGAACTGAAATCGAAAGACTTCATAATCTTAAAGAAAATCAAGATTCTGAATCTGATAAATTTTATCAGAATAATAAAACAAAAGTTGAAGAATACTATGAGTTCTATAAAGAATTTGTAGCAACAACAACTAAAGTTGCATCTTCATTAAAGATTGTTTCTTATAATGGAAAACAAATCGATGATATTGAAGAAAAATTAAGATTATATAATGATGTGATTTCTGATGGTGTATGGTTATTATTTGAAGATGTTAAGTCTAAATTTGAGTTTGGAATTTTATCCGAACAGGAGGTGTATAGTGATATTTCTCATAAGAAAATCACTAAGACATTTCAATTTCAATTGGATGACTTCTTACCATCTAATGACAGAAAAGACACTGACAGATTTACAATGTCATTTGATTAATTATGGATTAAGTTATTCTGATATAGAAACCATGCCATATCATAAGATGATTAGTATGCTAAAATGGTTTACTAAGAATGAAAAAGAAAGATTAAAAGCAGAACATGAATATACAATGAGTATATTAAAAACATACAAATGTCCATTGCTAGCGATTAAAAGATGATAACTACCCTCTAACTATTTTGAGTTAGAGGGTATTGTTTTGAAAAGTAATTCATCTAAAAACAGAAAATCGAATACACCTACAACAACATCAGATAAAAGAATCGAAGGTGTTACAAAACCTACTTCTTCTAAATCTAATGATGATAGAGCCATTGAAAATTTTTTCAAAAATGAAGTAAAAGAATTAGGTGATGTTTTTAAAAATAATTTAAGTTTAACTCAATCTTTAATTGATAAAGAAATGAATAATTACAGAAAGTCAAATAAAAAGATTTATTCTGATTTTGAAAAAACTGTAAAATTATTAAATTTGAGTAAATCAGATGGCAATAAATTATTAGAATCTAAAAGAAACTCTATGTTAAAAGAAACAAATAATTATTATAATGATTTGTTAAAAAAATATGGATTGTTGACGGATGAAAATAATGGAGAAGGTAAAAATTCAATTGCAGAAAAAATAGGTGAAAAGATTGAAAGTTTTAAAGGTAAAGTAGAAAAAGTAATTGATAAAAATAATGATGCTCTCAAAGGTGCTATTTTTGGTTCTCTTAATTTGATTACTTCTCCATTGGAAGATTTTTTTGGATTTGATACAATGGATTTAATTAAAAAAGCATTACATTTAGGTGATAAAAAAACAAAGAAAAAACCTACAAAATCAGATGTTCAGAAAAAAGGTGATGATGGTGCATTATTTATTAGCAATCAATTAGATGAATTATTTGGTAAAAATAAAAAAGATAAAAAAGATGATAAACTGACGATTCTTCAAAAATTAGGAAATGGAGTTAAAGGATTGATTCCATTGCTAGGTAATTTTGTAAAATCTATTCCAATCTTAGGAACAGCGTTAAAGGGATTTGGTTTGATAGGTAAATCTTTTGGCAAAAACATGTTAAAAGGTGGAAGTATGAAGAAGTTCTTATTTAGTGGTGCTACTAAAGTAGGACTAAAAGCAATTTCACCATTAGCAATTATATCTTCAATTATCATGATGGTTGTAGATGGAATAAAAGGTTTATTTAAGGCTAAAGAATGGCAAGTACCAAAAGCAAGTGCAATTTTAGGTGGAATGATTGGTGGTGTAGAAAGTGGTGCTAAAAATATATTTGCACAGATGGGAAAATGGGCATTAATGGGATTTGGTGTAGGTTCATTAATTGCTCCACCGATTGGAAGTTTAGTTGGTGGTATAGTAGGTGCTATTTTTGGTGCGGTAGTTGGTGCTGTTGGTGGTAAAAATTTAGCAAAATTCTTTACAGAATTTGGACAGATTGCAATTGCTCCATTTAAAGAAATCGGTAAGATTTGGAAAGATGAAGAAGGTACTGTTCTTAATAAAATTATGAAAACTCTAGGAAAAGTAATTAATGGTATAATTACATTACCATTTAAATTCTATGGGTTAATGTTTGATAAAATTAAAGGTTGGTTCAAGAATAAAAAAGAACAGAAGAAACAAGAAAAAGAAATGAAAAAGAACATGAAGCCTAAAAATAAGGATAATCCTATAACTTCATTCTTTAAAGGATTTTGGGAAGGTGCTAAAAAAAGTATGACAGAATTTCTTAAAAATCCATTATTGTTTTCAGTTAAAGGTGCGTTAAATTGGACAGATAAAGTTATGGAAGTTGTTTGGGATGGTGTAGCCAATTTAATTAGTGGTATTTTTGGTACAGATGTCATTTCATGGAAAGATTTTAAGACTACTATTAGTGATACTATTCAAAAGTATGTAATAGAACCTATGGGAAGAATGTTTGGTGTAGTTGGTGATTTCTTTGATATGTTGGTTCATGACCCATTCTTAGTAGGTAAAGCCGTATTTACAAAGTATACATTAGCAGATGCTTTTGAAGAATATTCAAATAAGAAAAAGGTTGTAGAAGTAAACGATGCTATTATTAAAAAAGATGGTACTATTGTAAAAACATCAGAAGATGATAATTTAATCGCTACTAAAAATAACCCTACTAAAATAACATCAATGGATAATTTCAATGAAAATAGATTGAGAGATGTTATTAGTAGTAATAAAAATACCACATCAATAGACTATTCTAATAAATTTGATAAAATGATTGGATTGTTGGAAAAATTATTGGACAAAGAAGTAGTTGTGAATACAGAAAATAGCAATCAATCTTTATCAGATTTAAGAGTATTAGCAGGAGGTTTTGATGCCCGTTATTAATAGTACAAATATACCTAGACATAAATTAGTAAAGATTTTAGATAAAAATTCAAATTCTATAATTAATAAAAATTTAATATTTGATGAAGAATTGTCTTTTGATTTATCTTCTTCTTTTGGTAGTTTGTGGGATGCTCATGGAAATAATCTATTGACTTTATTGAGTAGTGGAACTAATGGAAAAGTACCTAGTGGTCAATTTGTTATGCAAGGTATGCAGATTTGGCAAAGTACAGACCCATTGAGTTTTTCATTACCATTGAAATTATATTCTGTAAATAATGCTAAAGACGATGTATTTATTCCCGCTTTAAGATTAGGTCAATTAACATTGCCTACAAAGAATAATGGTAGTAAAGGAACATCAAACGAAATGTTGGCAACATTGATACCCCCTGGACCGAATTTAACACAAATTTTAAAAAATGGTGGATTTACAAAATTAAGTGATTTTTTAGCAGAGAAAACGGGTGCAGAAGCAAAAGGAACTTATAACGTTAATGTTGGTGGATATGTTACTTTTGAATCTGTAATTATTACAAATTGTAATCCTACATTTTCAAAAACAGTTGATGATACGGGTTATCCAATTCAAGCAGATATTGAGTTGAAATTTACAACTAGTCAAATTGCAACTACAAATATGTTGGAAAATTTAATAAGATAAAGGTGGTGAATTATGGGAAAATCTAAATATGATTTGATGGGAATTTCTGATTATACAGATGATAATGGTAATAATTACCCTGATTTAGCAACATATGAATTTGACAAATTGATATTTAATACTAAACCGTCATCATATGCATTGACTTATAATGATACTCAAAGATTTTTTGATTGTGTATATAATATTTATGATGATTTTGAATTATACGATGATGTACTATTGTGGGTAAATGACATTATTGATATAATTGATGATGAAAAATATTTTGGAACATCCATTAAATTACCTTCAAAAAATGATATTGATGATTGGTATTTGAAAAATTTTAAGGAAAATTAATTATGCAGAATAATTCTACAGATGATTATAGATATTACGGTTCTCTTTTGATAAACGATATCACCGCGGATATTCCATTATCCTCAACTTCATTTATCATTAAAGATTCTATCAATGAACTTTATCCAAAAGTAAATTTTACAATAAATGATGAATGGGGAACAATGAATGAATATCTAGCATTTATCAATGGAAGTAAAATATCATTATCATTTGGTAAAACTAAAGAAACTCAAATTAAAAATGATTATAGGGTTTTTGTTAATGGTCAACCTACTCAAAATTCTCAAAATTATATTAGTGGTAAAATATCTGTAGAATTAATTCATGATTATTATTACTATCAAAATAAAGTATCTAAATCATATCAAAACAATATATCTGATATAATTGAAAGTTTAGTAAAGAGATATAAATTTTCAAAATTAGATATAGATACAACATACAATAGTGGACTATGGATTCAACCTTATATGTCAGATGCAGAATTTATGATTCGTAATTTATTACCATATGCATATTCAACAGATTCTAACAACTCACCTTTTTATTGTTGGATAGATAATAACAATATTTTTCATTTTAAATCATATAAACAGTTGTGTGAGCAAAAGACTGTTAGAAAATACGAATATTCTAGTTTAGGTGAAAATACAGTATTTGATGAAAATTCAATAATTACGGTTAATTTTTTACAAGATTCCATGAATGAAATTAAGCCATTAATTAATCAGATTTATGGTTATTATGATAAAAATGGTAGTTTTGTTAATGAACAGAATTTGAAAATGAATGATTTTCCAAAAAATAAAACATCAAAAATTCCAATAATCGCAGATTCTTCTTTAATTACTGATATTTTTGAAAATCTAGATGATGATATATATTTAGACGATAATGAAAATAACCGTAAAGGATATATCAATAATAGAATGAGAAAATCATTCTGTTTGGACAAAGTGTTAATATCAACTAGCATAGACCCTCAATTGCATAGTGGTCAATTGATAAATATAAAATTGCCAATGATGAATGGTAACAATTCTCAAAAACAAAGTGGAGATTATATTATTGAAACTTGTTATCATAAATGGGATGGAAAACAAGGTGTTACAATTTTAGTTTGTGCTAGACAGAGAATAACTGTAAATGGTGATTATAAGTTTAGAAATTACATGATTTAACTATTTTAGATTATGAGCCAAATTAAATTTGATTTCGATTCGATTAAAGAAAGAATAAAGACTTCATTATCTTCTAAATCAGAATGGTCTAGTTTTTTAGACTATGGTGTAGCAGATAATATTTTAGACCCTATTGTACAAGAGTTAGCATATTGCATGACTTACGATGAATATTTAACCAATGAGAATTGGTGGCAGAAAGCAAGAAATAAGTCATCGTTATTGGTACAAAGTGGTGTTCATGGTTATAAAATTAAGAGAAAAGTAGGTGCTATTGGAACATTAAGAATTTCCACATCACCTACGTTCGATGAACCTTATGAAAAGAATGTAAATATTGAATTACCAAAATTTTTCTCATTTAGTGGAAATGGAATTTATGTAGTTACAGATTCAGTAAATACTTTGTTACAAGGTACAAATTATTTAGACATTAGTTGTGTTCAAGGTGAACCTTTTGTTTTAAATTTTGTAGCAGAAGGTAATAATTTTGAAGAAAGAGAAGTTGATGATGATTCCATTGAAAATAATTTATATGTTTTAACTGTAAATGATGTTGTTTGGACATGTGTTAATAATCTTTATGAATATGGTTCAGATGATTTAGTTTATGAATTAAACATGAAATCTGATTTGAGTGGAGTTACAATTAGATTTGGAAATGATATTTTTGGTAAAAAATTGAATAATGGAGATATTGTAAAATTTCAATATATTTCTACAGATGGTGTTGATGGAAATATTTATACATCTGACATTATCGATAGAGTAGAATCACAAGCATTTGATGTAAACGGTAAGCCTGTGAAATTATATGTAACTAATACAAGTTCAATTTTGGGTGGTAAGGATTATCCATCTATTGATGAAATTAGAGAATTATCTCCTAAAGTATATCAAAGTGGAAATCGTGCAAGTAGTGTTGAAGATTATGAAACATTAATTAAAGAATTTTCTTATATTTCAAAAATTGAAGTATGGGGAGCATACGAAACAAATTTGGATAATGGTAATGACCCATGGCAATTTATACCAACAGAAGAAAATGTAATTCATTTAGCATGTTTAAATACAGAATATGAAGAATTGGATGATACTCAAAAATCTAATTTGATTTCAGATTTACATTCAAAGTGTGACCCTACAGATTTGATTAGTTTTGAAAGTATTGAAAAAATTCCTTTGGATTTTGTTGTTAATGCTACTGTTAAAAATTCAACATATAGTTTGGCAGAAGTTAAAACTAACATTGAAAATACATTGATTTCAAATTACGGTATAGCAAATATGAATTTTAATCAGAATATTTATAATTCTGATATGATTGCGGTAATCAATGGTGTTGATGGTGTTAGAAATCATGTTACTGAAATCTACTTAAAGAAGGAAGGTAAATTCTTAACTAATGGTCAAGATGGTGGAACTTATATTGGTAATTTTAAATTACCAATATATCCGATAGATTATTCTAAAACATCAATTTATGTTAAGAATGTAAGTGGCGATGAAAACGCAGATTATCCTGAATATACTATATGTGCTAAATTAGATTATGAAGGTAATTTTATACATCAAGGTGATTTTAGATTTGACAATTCTAGCATTTCATCTAGTGGTGTAGGACTTATGACATTTCTTAGTGGATTGAATGATTATTATTATAATTATCAATTTAAAATTGTATACGCTAATGAAAGTTTAGACTTGACTATGCAAGATAGGTCAAATATATTTGTGTATAATTCAAGTGACATTACTGTAGTTTATCCTAAATAATTGGAGTTATTATGAGTTCAACAAAAGATAATTTAATATTTAATTTACTTAATACACTTAAAGAAGATGATTTGTGGATACAATTCATGGAATCTATAGGTGAAGAATTAGATTTGATGAAAACTCATATTTTTAGCAAAAAGAATCTGTTTAATCCAAACACATCAGAACAAGATAAACTAATGGATTTAAATGAGATGTTTGGTTATACACCTAATCTTATATTGGATAATGGATTAGATATGCTTAAATTGGAATATAATTCTATTCCATATAAAATTAGATATAAGACAACTTATGATGGTTATAACTTCATATTTAAAGCAATTAATGCTAAAGGTGAAATAT